CTACGTCCTGTAAAAGTACTGTAGTTATCTCCGCCTCCTGCAACACTAGCTTTATTCAGTTGTAACCAACTATCGCCATCAAGACTAAAGTATATGTTTGTTCCTGAACAAGCTACTACTCCATCTGCATATACATAAAGACCTAATATATCATTACTGCTATTTGGTCGTGTGCCATCTCCTAATTGAGAATAGCCATTAATACGCCTGTATCCACCTTTTATATCTACTTCAAAGTTTTCTAACTTTGTAGCTATTCCCGGAGTTTGTAAAAGAGATAGTGCATTTGTAGATTTATTTAAGCCTCCTCTAAGGGGAACTGAAAAGGGCTGTGAAGCTGCCATCAGAAATAAATCCTATCATCAGTCATGTTCTTCGGTTGTGGATTAATTAAATTAGACTTCATATACTTCATGCCTTTCTTATAATCATCTAGTGCAAAAGCTGCTTGCTGATTATTCTCTTTAAACTGATGTACATAGTACCTAGTTCTAGCTAATATAACAGGCGAATATTGGTCAGGAAGAACAATAGCATCATCGTATGCTGATAAAGCAGTTGGTTTAGCGTAAGCATAAAAGTGAACATTGTACACTTTATCTGGTATAGGACTAAGCCCAAACTTACGATGGTCCGGACTACGTATAACATAGCGAGGTTCGCCATAGTTTTGAGTATCTGCATCGTCTGCGTTCTCCGAATCTCTTAAATATCTTCTCCAATCCGATAAAGATATAAACTTTAATCCTCTAGAAACATATGGAGCTGATTCTCCTGATACACTTATTGTCGTAATGTAGAAATCATCCCAATCTATTGAAGCATAATCAGTAGTTATACTAGAGCTTCCTGATTTAAGCGTATACCATCGAGTTCCTTCTACACTAGCTACAGTTACGTTACCATAAAAAGGATCTGTACCGCCACTAGCTGCAGCAGCAAAGAAGGGTAACTGAGGTTCTTCGTTTGCAATATCATTCAAAGATCTATTAATAGATTCTTTAACAAACGCCTGTATTCCTACAGCGCCTGAAAAGTTTGATGATGTTAATTGAACTTCGTTGAGTTCTCGTAGAGTCTCGTTAGCTAATGTTAGATATGTAGTTGCCATTATTTCTTATCTGATTTAACATCTTGTCTATTATCTGAATGACGATTTTGTTTATCCTCAGAATTTTGATAATAGCCTTCCATATCTGTAATATCTTTATACTTAACTTGTTTACCGTATCCTAACTCAGGCATTGTCTCTGCTCCTTTTCTTACCAAATATACGATCATAATTATCAAGATAGTTCTGTTTTGCTTCTCCAGAATATGCTTGACCTAATAATCCTAAGACTCTAGTACTTTTTTGTTTCTTAGAGCCATTTAGGATCATAGGATTTTTGTCATTGCCTAGTTGTGGCATTATTAACTAGCTTGAGTTGTTGTAATACCGTCTTGTACTTTACATTGACCATCTAGATACCAGTTAGTACCGTCAGACCACACATGTACATAATCTCCATGAACGGCTTTACTAGCCACTAATGAAATAGTATCTGCGTCTGTAACTGTAGCTACATCACCTGCTGCATCTTCAGGAGAAGATACGTTACCTACAATAATGTTAGCACTTGATGCTGTGACTATTGTATGTGAAGTTGTAGGCTCTGTTGCTCCAACATAAAACCAATACTCTAATCCTGCTGCTGGAGAAGGAAGAGTTTGGATTCTAGCTGTAGCTGTGTTCATTACGAAACGAGTACCCGATTCTGCTGCTGTAATTGTGTTAGCTGCGGTTATTGCTTCTGTATCTGAGGGTTTTTGTACTTTAGTAGCAAGCTCACGGACATCTACTGTTCTAGCTGAGTTCCGTCCTGTATCTCTTATATTGACTGCTGCCATTTTATTTACCTCTGTTTAAATTGTTTAATGAATGTTAAAAAAGAAAAGGGGGTTTTTACGCCCCCGAATCTGTTTCAGTATTAGTCGATACCGTAGAAAGCTGAAACTAATGCGCCTGCGCGTAGTACTTTAGCTCCATAAACATGAAGACCTCGTACTATATCGCCAAAGCTATCAGGATCTCGCAATACTTCAGTACTTGTAATAGTCTGAGCTGTCGCTGTAGAACTCATATGACCAGCAATACATTTACCAGCAGCATTAGATGTGCTTGCAATGTTATTTGACTTGTACATACTGAATCCACGCAACTTACCAGAAGTTACTAGACCGTTTCTGATTGAACCTTGACCTGCGTTGTAATCAACAGATAAAAGTTTCGATGCTGTTTTAGACAGAACTTCGTAGAAATCCGGAGATGCTACGAACCAACGTCCTTCTTCAGGGATATTTTGATCGTCAAGAAGACGAGCCATATGCCCTAGAACATCAATAGGATCATGTTCAGATGATCCAAAACCTATATCAAGATTACCTGTTCCGTCAAATGTTCCTTCTGCTAGATCAGTAGCACTATCAGAACCCAACACATGGTTAGGGCTTGATGCAGAAACACCTGAGAACATAGTAGCAAGAACGCCCTCATCAAAAGCATCTTTAAGAGAATACGCTGCTGAAGATGCTGCAACTTCACGCCAATTCACGTGAGACATGTTACTTTCAATGTCATCCACTTTGAATTTAAATGCGTTAGCTGTATCTACAACAAGAGTAAGCTCTTGGTCGGTTAGCTTAGTTTGAGTTACGTCAGCACCACGTTCGTATTGGTACACAGTAATTTCAGGTTCTTTAATAATCTTTACAGAATCTCCGAAAGCGGATAATTCACCAGCGTAATCTGTGTTGGTGATCGCTTCTATCACTGAAGCCTTTCTAAAGAAGTTTAGAACCTTTTTAGAGTAGACTGCAGGAAGAAAAAACGAATTATTTTGACCACTTACGGAGTTCGCAAAGTTGGCATCAGTATCTGTGCTTGGCTCAAAATACTGGTCTGATTGATTATATGCCATTTTGTTTACTCCTTAAAAGTTAAAATTAAAAGTTATTGTTTTACTACTCTGCCATCTGCAACAGCTTGACTAATTTCGTCTTCAAACTTGTCAAACTCATGTATAGACATTGCAGCAATTTCCCTTTCAGTCCAAATTCTCTCTTGCTTCGGCTCAACTGCGGTTGTCTTAGTTGAAACCATATCAGCAGCAGATTTATTGGACTGCTTAGAAGATGGTTTTTTAGTCTTAGAAGAAGTGGTAATGCCTAAATCCTTTTTAAACAAGTCCAAAGCTCGGCTTGCTAAGTCAGCATCATCTGCGTTACTGTATATCCAATCTTGAATTGATTGAGGCTGTTCTTTAGCCCAACTATGAAAATCTTCGCTGTTGCGAATATCATCAAAATCAGGATGTTTAGAACGAAGCCTTTTCTCAGCTTCACGTTGTAAAATTTCTGTTTCTCGTTTTTCAAGTGCTGAGATTTTATCTTGTAAAGATTTTATATTCTCACCGCTTCTTAAATCTGATACAGTTTCTACAACATCATATACATCAGGATACTGCTTTTTAAACTCTTCAAGTTCTTCTTTAGTCTTAGGAGCTTTATAGTTATGTTTGCCACTACTGGCTTCTTCTATAAGCGTCTGTTCTCTAGACTTAAACTCGTTAAGTTTTTTATCGTAATGAGATTTTAAGTCATCGTATCTTTTTTTATAATCAGGTTTGCTATAAGGTTTATCTTTATTAGCAGCCTTCTTAGTTTTAGCTTTAGTTTCTTTCTCTTCTACATTATCAGAAACTTCTTCTGCTTCTGGTTGTGAGAAAAATAAACTATCTGAAGATACAAATTCTGTCTTTTCTCCATCGTGCCAATCTTTAGTTTGATTATACGGATTAGCTTTAGGTTCTTCTTTTTGACTTGTTTTAGCCATTTTCTTTACTCCTACTCAGGGCTTTCTAAACAAAGTAGCTGCATGTGTCGACTGTGCAGGGTTTGTTTTTGTAAAGGTAGCCTTTCGGTTAATGTTGTGATAGAGGGCTTAGAATAAACTAAGGTAGCTCTATCGTTATTGCAAGCGTGGATTAACAGATAACATTCCTTTTTTGATTTCGTCTTCTGCGATGTCTTCATCAACAGGTTTTCCGAACTCACTAACTATAGGTTTGTCATCTTCTATTTCACCACCCTGTGCTACTTGTTGTCTGTTATCACTAACTTCTTCTGCTTCATCCATCATGTTCTGTAAATTATCAGGACCGATTTCATCAGCAGCTTTAGCTGTCATAACAAACTCACCATCCGATAACCTTGCAGGTATCGAATCGGAGACCTCAGAGCCTAAACCTTCAACAGGTCCATCCCCTGAAAATTCTGAAGCTGTATCCATGACTCTATCAAATATCATGCTAAGTCTTGAATCAGCTTGTAATACTTCCATTAAGTATGCTTCATCTTCTTTATCTAATGCGTTATCTATTATAAAATCTAGATGATCTTGTTCCATTTCATTATCAGATACCATTTCGTCTGTATCTGCTGTTTCTACTTGTTCTATGTCTTCTTTAGTTGCTGTTACAGGAGATATAGAGATTGCAACTCCTTCCATATCTTCATCTTCTGCAGCAACTTCTTCACCTTCGGCATAAGCCATACGATCTTTATCATCACTTAATAAACCG